AGACTGAATCGTAGCACCAGCATAGTAACCAGTATATGTACCAGAATAACTACCAGCATAAGACCCGTTTAAATATCCAGAGAAGAATCTGTCATAGTAACCAGTATATGTACCAGTATAACCACCCGCATAATTTACATTTGTAATATCTTTGAGGTTGTCTGTCATTGTTCCACCCATTTGAACCCATGTGCCTGGGTCTGTGGGCGAACCAGTCTGAACAAGATATGTTCCTACACCAGAAGAGATAATTCTGTTTCTAAAACTATTATCCAGCGTTTCTACATCAGCAACTGACATTTCTGTGACATTACCAAAGTCATCAGATTTTAACAGGAGATTACTATCAGTACCAGCATTAGTGGTAACACCAGTTTTTTGCCACAAATAATATGAGACAGTTGTGCCATCTGTCTGAGTATCAGTGATAGTATATCTAGCAGTCCACGTTCCTCCAGCCGGAGAAGATGTGTCAATTTTATACTGACCTACAGTATTAGCATCTTCTGATACCATCGCATTAATAACAATATCTAAAATTTCTGTGTCAATTTCTCCATCACTACTTTCTTCTACTCCAGACCCATTCCATCTCAAAGGTCTGGTAGGATTTTCTGATAAAACAGTATTCACCTGACCGAAAGTGTTTGTAGTAGTGCTAATAGCGCCACTTGCTGGATGAGCTCCAACCGATTCCTGTCTCACTCTATCCGAGAAAGAACCAATGTTAGTAACTCCAGCAGAAAGACTTCCAGTAGTTACTACGAGTTCGGCAGTACCAGTTCCATCAGTATCAGTTGCAAACTTTGATGTAATAACACCAGCAATTTGGTTTGCAATTTCGGTATTAGTAAGCTCACGAAATCCTTGCAAACCATCTGCGGCAGCTGGATATGAACCTGCTTTTAGTGTTATTGGGCCAGCCATCTATAAACTCCTTAGTTAATCAATGTACCACTAGAGTTGAACACAGCGAGTCCACGATGTCTGATCCAATCTGTAGTATCTTTGCATGTCAAAGTAAATGTTGTATGTGCGGGCAAAGTTACCGCAACGTTAGAACTTCCGCCATTGATCGTATCAGATGTATTCGGATACAATTTACAATCGGTTGAAGTTGTGTTAGCAACAACAATAGTAAGTCCAGCTGCAGCAGCAGGAAGTTTTACACCCTGAGAAGTAGAACCAACAGTAGTAATTGCGTTGAAAGTTTCTGTGAGTGCAGTAGCATCTCCTTGGGAAGTACCAGCAGAAGAAACAGAAGCAGTTACACCAACCTTCAAGTCTCCAAGAAGTGAAGCAGTACCATTGATAGTAAAGTCTTCCACGTTGTTACCACCAGAACCTACCTGTTGCCAAGCACCAGTTCCAGTACCAACAAACTCAGAACCATTGTCTGTCACCAGTTCAACGGCTGCGTTTGCGGCGCCACCATCAATGGTCTCAGTAGAAGTGGGATAAACTTTGATAGTAGCACCACTAGTATTGTAGATATTGATGATCAAACCAGCAGCAGCTGAGGGAAGTACAACACCTTGATTCGCAGAAGCGGTTTCGACAATATTATAAGTTTTTGTGATTGCAGTTGCAGTTCCCTGAGTAGTACCAGCAGCTGTAACAGAAGCAGCAATGCCAAATGTTACATTTCCAGTAGCACTTAGAGTACCAAAAGAAGCGTTATCACCAGACTCATATTTGTCGTTGTTTAGGTTGGTAAAGTTTGTATCCACTTCGGTGTTAGTAAGTGGAGACCCTTTTGCTGACCTTAAAGTAATCGTAGCCATTTTAGTCCCTATCTGTCATTTTTGTTGTAAGAATTTAAAAACGTGCTCAAGAGGTTTTTCATTTCTTTGAGTTCTTCTTTCAAACTATTTATATCATTTGACATTTCGGAAATTTGTTTTTTTCCTCTAATGTCAGAAGCTATTTTTCTTTTATATCGTTGAAGACCAGCGTGATCCACAGATAAAAGAGCACCAGAATGAGGGTCTCTGGTATACTGTTCCGAAGATACTTCGTTATCCATCATTGGTCTATTCATTGACTTATTTATACTCATTACACTGCACCAGCCTGACAAGCAATCATTCTAAGTTGTTTTGCTTTTGGCACTAAAGAAGTATTTTCTGCACAGAAAACGATCTTACACTGGAAATATTTGAATTGAACAAATTCTGCTGTATCTATTGTTGCAGTCATTGTAGCCTGTGTACCACGATATTGCCAAGTAATAGTACCATCGGTAGCAGTACCACTGGTATGAGTAGGTTCGGAACCAGACACAGCAGCAGTTATACCTCCAACAATTGCTTCATATGTGTTTCCACCGTAAGCAACCAATTGACCAGTTTGATACGTCTCAGCAAGTTCATGTTCGTATCCAACTTGAATAGTAGGAGCAACGCCATTATATCCAGAGCCTGGGTTTACAATTTCCACTTCATTTATTGCACCAGAACTCAAAGATTTTATTGCTACATCACCACCCCCAGATATGAAAAGAGGAACCTCTTGAATAGAAGCATAACCACTGCCGCTGTTAGTAATAGTAACAGCAGAAATCCTATCAGTGTTATAAGAAAACTTTCCTTCAGCATTTAAAGCAGAACTGGGAAGTTTGTAATCCAAATCAATAAATGAAGTTTTTGCAGCAGGAGCTCCATTTGGATTTGCTTCATCATATTCCATTTCAATCCAATTTAATTCTCTCCTAATATCAGAATCATCATGTGGGTGCAATCCTCTAAAGTATACTTTTGCACTAGACCCAGGCGGAGTAAACAGAGAAACAGAAAGTTTTATGTCGTCCGCTTCCTGACCATCAGCGAGTCTAACTATCTTACTGATAAATCTGGATTTAGCCTGACCACCCAAAGGAGTTTCTTCATCAGTAAAAGTATTATTAATAACGTTTTCTCGTACAATAGCAGAAAATCTAGAAGGATTTAGAATTGGAGATACATTTGGATTCGTATTAGTCAGAACAACATGATGTCTATAACTCTTCTTAGACCAAATATCAGTACCAGTAAATCCTAATTCTTCACTCAAAGAGTAAATAGCTGCTTCTCTGGAAGTGTCGGTAAATAGAGTTGGTGTCATGTTTACGAATTCATTTCCACGAGTATTCGTACCAGTGGAGTTTGTGACGGCTCTGCCAATAGCTATATCGGTTTCAATAAACTCTTTTACAGTCATTGATGTTCTAGATGTATTAATAATCTTTTTGAGTCCAGCCTGTTGAATATACATGGACTTCCTATTCACTTGATCACACCACCAAAGTTCATCTGCTCTTGGCAACAAAGTGGTGTCTCCGTCAACAAGAATATCATCTACATCAAACAAGTTGGTAGATTCTGGTAAAATGAAATCGTATCTATTTTTTTGATTATCAATCTTTTTCATTCTCATTGATTTGATTGAAAGATTTATTTCAAATCCAGCTCCGCCTCCACTAGTTGTGGATTGTATGAAAGTATTGTTTGATCCATCGGTAGAACCAAATGTATAGGGTTTCGCCTCAAATGAGTCTTTTGATCCATCGTGATACTGTATCGGTTTTACAGCAGTAACAACACCACCACCAGTACCCAGACCACTGTCAATCTCGGTTACCTCAAATATGATACCCTTTGGACATCTGTTTCTAGATGTATCAAGAGTTATGGTATCTCCGACTGCGTAATTGACACCACCTTCATTGATAGTGTGGTTGAAACTATACCAAGTTCCAGGCCTAGATGGGTCTGGTTTTCCTCCAGTGAATTCTTCACCGATCACAAATTCTGCGTGTTCGTTGACAACTTCTACCGTACCAGTACCAGTGGGGAAAGTATTAGCATACATAACAAACTTGATGTCTTCACCTTGGTGTGGTGTCCACGTTCTGTTGTTAGAAGAAGTAAACAACATACCACTGTATGTTTCATCAGCGGTAACTCTATCCGATTGAGTACCAATCTTATTTTCGCCTAACTTAGATACCCAAATATTGTAATTCGGGTTGTTGTTTTGTGGCAACAGTACAAATGCATACTCTTCTGTTGGGTCTAATACAACTGGTCTACCATTGATGTTACTGTTTTGACCAGTGACTCCCACGGCGTAAGTTTGATCTCCAAAATAGAATGTAGTAGCGTATTGCGCCCTAAAATCAAAATTGGTTGCATTACCACCAGAAATATCTGGTGTAGTTTTTACTGCCTGATGCGACAAAGTACATGTACCTAAAATTTCTTTGGTCGGATATCCGTTCAGACACTTTCTTATTTCCATTGTAATACCGCCAATGGTGGGCTGAACAACACCAGTACCAGTACCAGCCTGAGTTGCGGTAAATATTGTACCCACATCACTACTAGATGCTCCAACATCAGCCCAATCGGTGTTTCCAGATTCTACAATTTTATATGATCTGCCAATTTTGAGTTCTGTAGCCGATACGTCAGAAAACAGAAGAGTTTCTGGCAAAGTTACTCCATCTTTTTCGCCTGGTCTTTCTCTAAAGAATACTTTTACCTGAGACAAGAAAACTGGCGTAGGAGAATTCTCAACAGTGAAAGATTGAGCTATTGGATCACCAAACTGCCTAGGTGGATGGAAAATAAATTGCGGTTGAGTAACATCGATGTTAGCTTCTAGGTCGTCAATAGATACATTTATTTCTGCATTGGTGTTTTTCACATCAGTAACAACAGTACCTACAGTAGAAGTTCCACCATCTACGGCTGTAGTGCCATACTCTACTGTATAAATTTCAGCAGTCAAACTAACTTCTTGAGTTGCTTGATGCAAACCAAAAGCGGAGTATTGATTTTCTGCTTGAGTGGTAATAAAGTTATCTCTGTTTTGAGGATCGTCTACTACCCAGATTCTTCTGGTTCCCACTGGGAATCTATTGCCAGGCAAATCAAGTATGAAGGCAGCATCTCCGCCTTCATTCGTAATAATATCTGTTCTGATAGTTGGTGGATATATACACTGTTCAAATACAGAACCATCTCCCTGAGACCCAGATGCCCAGACCGAAGTAAGACTATCAAATCCACTATTTAGCGATTCTGTTTCGTCTGTAGTGTCAATATAATCTTCTACATATGCGGGAGCACAAAACTCAGTAACATTATCATTATCAAAGTAAACATACAATCTGGTGTTTGGTTTCATTGCTGTAACACGAACACCAATTTTTTTGTTTCTCATGTAAGGAAGTAGACTTACATCTCTAACAACATTACCAATATTAAATTCAAGAGAACCGGCAGATGTAGCAGAAGCATTCAACAAATAGTTAGTAGTTGAAGCTTGAATGTCTTGTGTAGTTACAATTTGGTCATAACTACCATTTACATTAACCTCACCAGAGATAGAAACATCTATCTGTCCCTCACCAACCTGTTCCCACATACCTCCACCACCAACAGGAACCATTGTTTGCGGGAATCCACCAGTTATGGGAGCATCAGCTGAGACTTGGAATGAACCGTCATTCCCTTGAGTGATGTCAACTGTGTTGGTTGTCTGGTTACTTGCCCCTGGCACGAATTGTTGTGAGGGGTTACAAGGAGTACCAGTATTTACAACAGCACCCATTTCAAAAGTAGTACTAGAACCAACAATGTTTTGTGATGCATTGACACTAGCTGCAACCGCCTGAGCACCAGCTTGGTTACTAGCAGTCAAGTTCATTGGTTGTAGGTTTGATGTTTCTGCCCAGTTATCCGATCTGGGGAACAACTCCATTTTACCAGTGTAGTTAAACAATAGTTCACCAACACAATTTCTAGTTTTTGTGGCAAATCTGTTTTCTAAAAGATCAGCTATTTCATATGGTCGTGTGATATGTTGTCCCATATAAGACCAACCACTATTTCCATAGTTGGCATTCAACATCAAGGATATTTCCGACTCATCAAAGTTTGGCGCCATCTCTTTTTTCATAGAGTTGTAAGCAGCATTGTAAGTTGGATCAGCGATATCACTTAGTAGATCACTGTCAAATGGGTTTACATATATACCATTTTTAAATCTATCGTTATTATTTGCGTCTAGGATAACCTTATCTTTTGCAGCCATTTCCATAAGAGACAGTGCTAGGTAATATTCCAGCCTACCAATTCTCTTTTCGATGGCACCAATATCCTTCATTGTATATCTTCTTGTTTGTCCCTTCAAGAAGAAACCAACAGATTTTTCTACTACTCCAAACTTAACAGCAAGATTTCTAGCTATAGATGGATATGGAGGAATCCTAATCTCAGCGATTTGCATCCCCTCTTTCAATACGGGGGGTCTAGAGGGTATGTCAGAAACACCCTCTACTATTTTCATCGTTCCATTTTTACTAATATAAAGTCTATCTGTTCTTGGCAGATAATACTCAACATCGGTAGTAAATGGAGTAGACGTAATCGGGTACTGAATTCCGTTTGTTGGGAGTTCTAGTTCCTCTGTCTTGTATGGATTCTGTGTTGCAGCTGCAAGAATGCTCGCAGAAACAGCAGTATTTTTTACATATGGTCTAAAGTCAATACAGTCTCGCAGATCATAAGTACCAAGTTTTTGTGATCTGTAATATGGAATTTCAAATGTGTATATTCCAGTAGAACCAGTATCATCTACTGGATACGAATCAACGGCAAAGTATGTTCCGTTTGAACTGCTATAGTCTGGAACAAAGTGACTTAATTTAACTGTAATATACTTGTTAGTAGTATTGAGAGTTGAACTGCCCTTTTTAACTAATTGGGCGTGGCCATAATAGCTATCTCGCTGGCCATTATCCAAAACAAATTCGTCTTTGAAATCAACTGGATCATCGTCATCATCCAAATATGCATTGTTATCTGAATCTGTGATATAAACCGATACTATTTCCTTCACATCTGTAATACCAAGACCCCACGGGCCATTAGCTCCACCGGCATTATCATTTGTACGAATTTTGACGTATCTATTAATATTGTAGTTTTTCTGAACTGGTTCAGCATCAACCACTTTCAATTTTACTTGAATGTAAAGATCAACAGCTCCACTTACGGTTCCAAGGTCAAAGTCCATCTGTTGAGTGGTATGTCCAACTACCATTGATGGAGTGAGTCTAACCTGTTGTCCGGCCGAATAGGCAGTGCCATTAATAGTGACAACATTTTTGGTAACTACATAGAAAGAATTGTCCAACTCTCCTTGTGTGGGAGAACTAGAATAGGGTAGGGTTACTTCTGATCCCAAGGAAGAAGTTGAAATCTCAAAAGTTCCATCACCGAGAGTTGAAATATTAAATTCTTCGGTGTAATAATACTGCGTATCGAGAGTACCAGCACCAGCAGCATATAGAGTTTTAGTTGCCATCCAAGATACTGGGAACACCATTCTATTTTGTTGCGATGCCTGTAAGAAGGCAGAATCCCCTAATCCGTCTCCGTTTAAATCATAGAGAAGTAAATCGGCAACACCGTTGTTTCCGTTGGGATCATTATAGAAAAGAACTCTAGCATCTTTGAGATCACCTCCACGAAGTTTTACATCATAAACAAAAATTCGGTGTACAGCACTAGCTGTTCCAATAGTTCCACCAATGTGTTTTACACTGCGAACTCTACACGTTCCGAGAACGGTGGCAGGAGCAGAAGTAGAACCAAAAGAACCACTGCCATAATTGTTTGGATCACCGTCCCCAGTAGCAGCGTAAGCTGGACTTAGGTTCGGACTAACCCCATAGTGTCCAAGTTGTACTTGAGCGCCTTGTTCTAAGTTCCAATTACCAACAACTTCAACACAATCGAAAAAATTACCATAAGACAAAGAGACATCTAACGCTTCTTGAATTTTTGTTGACGTTCCTTTTCTTATTTTGACATAATTGTTTTGTATGAACTCTCTGCGATACCCGTCAACATAAGCAATGCCTGGGGATACCTTAGCAACTACAAAGTTTGGATCGCCTGGGTCTGTTGCATCGGTTGCATAATGATATCCATCATTGTCAATTCTATAGGAGTCTCCACGGTATTGAAAAACAACACTTCCAGAAGTTGCAGTGCCTTCGGTGTGGGTTGGTGGAATTGTATGATCAGAGGTGCCATTACCATTGACTACCTCGTAGAGATTTCCATTGTGGTTTACAAATGTTCCTCTAGCAAAAGACTCATCAGTGCTAAGGTTAAAAGTAACGCCCCTTACGGTTCTAAGGTGTTCGATGATTTCTAACGTGAATGGATGAATAACATAATCACCAGATTCTTCACTGGTTCTTCTAGCTAAAGTTTTTCCTAGTTCAGAAAGTTCTTTTAATTCTTCATTTAGTTTTTTCTGAAGTCTTCCGTTTACAATTTTATAAACAGAAGTAAAATTTTCTGGAAATTCATAATAGGTAAATTCTACGGAACCACTTGTTACGGAACCAGAAAGATGTACTGGAGCTCCATCACTAGAAGGAGAAGTACCAGCAGAAGTAACCTCGTAAATATTTCCTTCGTAAGCAACATGGTCACCAAGTTTGTAGAAAGTACTATTAGCGTATTCACTACCAAAAGGAACCTTTGTAAGTGTGGTAGTAATTTTTGTTCTATCTGCGCCAGGTGCATTATAATTAAATGCGCCAGTAGCTGGATCAAGAAGAGTGCCATCGTCATCAGATGTTACAATTTCTTCGTTTAGAACTACACCCAGAAAGTAGTTGACTTTTGCTGTATATGGGTCTAATCTAATTTTCTGTGTTTCGTGTTTAATAAAACGACCTTGTGCATACAATACGCCTTCTGGCATACTGAAGTCCAAGATCATACCATAAAAGTTGTTTGTGAAACTGGTTAAATCAGTATCAGTATTTACAACAAATGTATCACCATTTCTATCAGAATTTGTACTTACAACAGTAAGGGTTTCTCCAGAATCAAATCTTTTATTGATACCGTCTCCCCTGAGTTCTTCGTTCCCCTTCACATACTGAAGGTAGATAACTTTTTTGTCGGTAACTTCTGTTTGAACGCCAGTTTTTACATCGTAGACAATCGCTTCTATACCAGTCGTAGAACCTACAAGTTTGTCACCAATATAATTTGCAAGAGTATCATTTGAGACCGTACTTCCGTTTGAGTCCGTATCGTTGATCTTCACATAATCAACAATTAGGGGTTCTGCCTCGCAACCACGAACAGCTGCACCATCTACAAATACATAATCAGCAAAATCTTTTATGGTTTCATAAAAATAATCTTGCATCTGTGTAAGTTCACGAGCCTGAACAGCAACGCCAGGCTTAAAGACAACTCGATTGAATTTTTTATTCGGATCGAAATCGTCATAATATGGAGATACGTTTAGATTAATTGCCATCTTTTTTCCCTAGAACGTAAAAATTAATTTTACGGTTTCAACTTGATCCTCATCTCTGGTGATCGGTTTTCTGTTATCGAAGTATAGTAATTCACCAGAACTAGTATCTATTTCTGGTTGTGTGAGAGTATTACTATTTATAGTCAATCCAGAGATGTCCTTAGTAATATTTGTGAGAAGATCAGAGTTTGATATTCCAGCAACCGTTTCCAAAAGATATACGGTATCATCTGTACCATCGGTATTTCCGTCTCTAACTTGAGTAACAACAAATTCCCCATTACTTTCTGTAGATATAATATCATCTGGTTCATAACTAGTGGGGGCGTTTGTTCCAATAGTCCAGCAAGAACTACCAGTTGCTTCTGCAAACAGTGTAGTTGTATCGTACTGATAAATATTTTTTAACAGACCAACCTGCCTGTAATCATTGCCAGTTACTAAGTCTTGTGAATCATTATCAAATGAAACGGTAATACCTACTCTTCTAGCAAACAATTCTTGTTGTGGATTTGCACCGTGACCAGCCCAAGGAGAAATTATTATTCTGAAGGATGCTCCACTACCTCCGCCAGAAACCTGATTTAAAACAACATTTGCTTTCGTATATCCGCTGCCTGGATTCGTAATAGAAACAGACTCTACATTTCCGTTTGAGTTTATAAAAATAGAAGCATCGGCACCTTCGCCATCTCCTTCGATGGTAATAGTAGTATCTCCGTTTACATAATCAGAACCAAGATCAGTAATTAATATATTGTCAATTGTTCCACCAACTGCTGTGCTTTCTACAGCGGTCTGCAAGGTGGGACTTTCTGTTGACCCCAAATTAGCATCAGCCCTTGCAATGCTAGTATACCCACCGCCGGTTAGAACAACGTCAGCAAAACTATATCCATACCCACCATTGGTAATATTTATTGCACTAACAGCACCACCAGAAACGGTTGCAGTAGCTACTGCACCAACACCATCTCCCTGTATGGTAACAATAGGAGAAGAAGTATATCCAGTTCCACCATTGCTTATAGTTATAGAATCTATCTCACCATTGATATCAAATGATGGTTCTCCAGACCCAGATACTTTTCTAACTGGCATGTAATTGTCCGATAGAAATTTAGTTCTGTCGGAAGAACCGATTTGAAACATAAATTTCCACTTATAACCATCAATAGATTCAAATATTTCTGTACCTGTTCCATCTGGTTTTACTGTACTAGCAGTGTTGGAATTATTATCCATACACTTATAGACATTATAATCATCTGTAAGCACATAAAAATTTGCATCTTGTAGATTGTCAGCACCAGAATTACTAAGATTTTCTGGACTTAGTGCATCGTCATACTTATCATAAACCGTGCCACTTACCCAATCTATTCTTCTAGCAAGCATGGCTACATCGGCGTTTTGGACTTTCTTTACAAAAAGAATGTCACGCCTAAACTGAGAAATATCAACCCGATTATCATAAGATGTGTCGGGTGATGTATCTGTTGTCCAAGTTTGAGTACGAGAGGCCGCTAGATAATATCTATCATTTCCGTTGTAGATATCTCTATAAAACGACCTAGCTTGTTGTACCCTAGCTTGGTCTCGTATTAATATAGCCATTAGGCAAACTCCTAATTAATTATTAGGAGTCGCTTACGGTCAGCGTCCAAGTAATTTTTAACGTATCCGCCGCTGCTTTATTCACAACTGAAAATACCGTCCGGCAAAGAAGAGTACCGCCAGTAGAGTTGTTCAAGATACCAGCTTCAACAACAGCACCAGTACCAGTGCCAGCAGGAAAATCTCCAACATAGGTTACTGCATTACTCGTAACTGTGGTGGACGTAAGTGTAACCCGACCAAGTTCACCACCAAGAGCAGTGTCGCCAGATGCGGCAGCAGTGGTGTCTGAACCAATAGCCATGTGAGACATAGCAGTGGCGGTTGCATCTTTCATACGAGATGCGATATAGTCAAGACCATCAGCAACAACAACGTTGGTTGTGTCTTGAGTGTGAATCAGGTTTCCGTCCTTATCGAACTGTTCGATAGTGAGTTTACCCTTTGCATTAAAGGCACTAGATTGTAACATGTTTGTTCTCCTTTGGGATTTTGTTTTGCCTTGATTTACTTATTTATAAAACTTTTTAAAAGTTTACTACAGTATCCGCCACATAATCTTCCGCAAAATATGTTAAGTCTACTGTGAATGATTGTGATATGAGACTACCCTCATCATCAACATTAAATATATCCGACTTCGTATTTGTAGATTCAAATGCAGTCAAATCATTTAATCCAATGGTGTCAGTCGATAAAGTTGTAATATCAAAGTTGTTTATCGAATCTCCAGCAGAGAAAGTTTGTGCTGGAATGACTCCAATATTTAGTCCATCGATTGTATCCGCAGTAGAGAATGCGTCAGATAAAGTTGGTTGAGCCTCTATAGAAACTGTTTGAAGAACTCTTAGAGAATCGGACTGGATGGTGGTTATATCAAATGATGTTGAATCATCTACGTCAAAAGTATCTGTCAAATTCTTTCCAAACGATTCTATGGACAAGTCTTGTATAACAGCAACTCTATTTTCTTGTAATTTTTCTTTGAAAAGTTCAACCGCATCATCTTCCATCGTAACGGAATCATCTACTAGTCTTCCTCTTTCAAAGAGAATAGATGTGTCATCCAACTCTACAGAATCAGATGGATTTCTAAAGAATACGAAAGACAGAACAAGCGAATCATCGATTAGAATCGTCTCCCCACTTGGAAGGGTTCTTCTTACATAATCGTCATCTGGATTGGCATGCTGGAAGAAGTAGGGATCGCCAAGCGCTGTGCCGTCAGAAGTAGCATAGAGAGTATCTACTGCACTGGCGCCTCCCGTGACTTCAATCTCAACATTCAACGAGGTAATTACATCGTTAATTTGGAATAGTTCTGTTCCTCTCTCTGGGTCTTGATTAAGGAACTGTACATAATCCTCCAAGAAATAGTCTGTTGCATATCCACCAACGTTGGTGGAATCGAACACCATTTCAATATCTTTATAAGGATTTCCTAGTAACACATAATCTTCTAAGAAGTAGTCACCAGTTTGAAGTCTCTCCACATAGTCATCATTTTCATTTGGATATCTAAAGAAGTATGGATCACCAAGCGTTGAACCATCAGAAGTAGCATAGAAGTTTTCTACTTCTGTACCCTGAAAGGTATATGGCCCAAACTCTGAGTTAGCTCCAACGCCATCTGATCTGACAGCATGTATATCCAGTTTATTAACAACACTTGCAATATTTTGTCTATCAGCAAAACCATCGCCTGGGAATATGGACTCTATGACATCGTTCTTAGAAAAATCCCTAGTAACATCTTCGTCAGAAATTAATACCGTTTCAATATCTGGATACTTGAAGAACATGTAGACATCTGTTTCGACATTAAAATTGCCAGAGAGATCAACAGATTGTCTTATTTGTAAATTACCAAAAAGTCCAAATCCAATTGGGTGAGCAGCTCTTCTTACATAATCATTCCACTCTGATTGTGGTCTTTCGCTTTCAATTTCATAAGAGAAGTTTTGATAAATTCTATTATCAAACAATCTGTTTGCATCCGATAAGAAACTTCCTGCGTCTTCGTATACTCCAGCAAGTAGTGCATTAAATCCAGTTGTTAAATCAATAACACAAGTATTGCCAGTATTCGAAGTAATATTGAATTGGAAGTCGGCACGGAAGAATCCAACACCAACTGCGATAATATCAAAAGCAGATGGATATCCATTGGAGTCAACTTTTGATATTTTGATATATCCTTTATTATCAATGCCAGTTAAAGTATAATCTTCAGCAAAATAATCAATAGCATAGACACCAAGAATGTCTCCAGTCTCGGAAATTTTAAATGTTTGTCCTACTTTAAAACCACCGTTGGTTGTAGAAGAACCTTCTGCAATAGAATTAAATGATGCAGAATTAAGAACTCTGGATGGATAGGCTCGAATATTAAAGAACCCAGACTCCCCCTCAAGAGTAATATAAGTTAAAATAGAAGCAACATTTATTGCTAAATCTGGTCTGTTGTTATATCCTCTACCCTGTTGATTAGCAACAAAGACAGTTGAAGTAATTGTACCATCTGTTAGTCGAGTATCAATTACTGCATTAGAAGAAATGGTGTCTAAAGAATTTGGTCGTATTGTAACACTTGGGTTTGCACTAAATCCAGTACCGCCATCCAAAATTAAAACATTATCAATCTTACCAGAAGATATTTGATCTACTTTAAATTTTACAGATGGCGTACCACTTCCACCAAAAAATGTGGTGGGTATTTCAATTATTTCGTTTGGTTGAAAGTTGGTTCCATTATCGACCACAGTAATATTGGAAACAGAATTTCCAGAAATAACAACAGTGAATTCTCCTCCAGAACTATCCGTTGTTTTGTGCGAATCAAAACTTACAAATCTAAATTTAGAAGTCCCATTTAGTTCATCACCAGATTCATGTGTTGGGCCAGTACCAACAGAATCGGTGGTTCCTTCGTTCACCGTGACGTATATTTTTGAGTTTGCTTTTACATATGTGCCGACTTCATACACGGTATTGTTAGTATATTCAACATCAAGATAACTTTCATAGTCTGCATCGGTTACAGTGTAAATCCCGTCTACAACAGAAGAACTGGGGTTTTCAAATGATCCATTAGAACCAGTACCAGTTATTGTAGATATTTCGCCAGATACATAAGCTAGCAGTTGTTCGTCATATCCAGATTGACCTACTCCAGGCCCAACGATATCGAAAGTGGCGGGAAGATCAAGAGTCAATTCATATACTTGTGGGGAAGTATATGATATCTTTTTAACTCGCTGAACAGTAGTAGTTTTTTTATAGTAATTTGTTGCGGCGCCTTCGGATACAGCATAATGAATGTCAATTCTTTTTCCCTGCAAATCATCTACATTTGGGACTTGAGCCTCATAAACCTTTACGACATAATCTTGTCTCCATCTGTTTGAGGACGGCCTTAAAACAAATTGTCCAGAATTTCTTAAAGAAACATTTTCATTATACAAAACTTTGAAAAGGTATTTCGTAGCTTCCACACTACCCTTAGCAGTGTAGAAACTATTAATATCTTTTATTACTCTTGATAATTTCGCTGCTTGATTTAATGGAAAGTCTTTAGCATAATCATGGAAAAATTCTCTGATAAAATTATCATCAGTGTTTATACTTCCATCATCATTAAAATCAACATCGAGTTTTGATAAAAAATCTTGGAGTACTTTTAACGGGCCGTGTTTAGTATTGTCAATTGAGTTCGTTTGTTCCATGAACTCATAATATTTTTCAAACAGAGTTTTGAAGAGGGGAAACTCTTCTTGTAATACTTCTGGAATTTGTTCGCCAACAAATGGAGATATTTTTGGTTGAGCATAAACATAGTTTTTAAAAACTTTATCAATTTCTGTACTAAATGTAGCTCCTGATCCATTATTGATTTTTACAATAGATGCAATAATTTCTGGATCATCTTCCATCCCACCCATCTCAATTGGGTCGATAGTAATCCTATCTCCTTCTCTGTATAGTGCATTACCATCATCATTGGTTGAAAAAGTAGAGTAACCAAATTCGTCAACAGTTATGTTTACTGTCAACCCAGAACCGTCAGCAGAATCAGTAGTGGTTGGAATGCCGATATATGTACCAGCATCAATTTCAGTGCTGGGATCAGATATCAGAGAGTAATCAGTAGGAAATCCGACAACATAGGGGACTGGTGCTTCGATGTACCCATCACCGTCCTCTATAATATTAACTTCAGTAATACTTCCCCCAGTAACAACTACCTTTGCAACAGCTTGAACAGGTTCATCGTTGCTGCGATCTGGAGGAGGAATGATAAGTGTTGGGGGTTCAGAATATCCTGAGCCAGATGTTACAACAAATATCTCTTTGATGTATTCCTTAAATGTAGGGACTGTATGATTACTCATCGCTTACTCTTGGAACCATTGTTACGTTCAAACCTTTGCGAATATTATTTACAACATCTTCGGCAGCATCATCTAGTTGAAGGATGATGTTTCTCGCTGGTTGTGCAAAAACAGCATAATCCGCTTCCTCTGTTGTTCTAACAAGAATATCGGTAGAGATATTTTTAGAAGATTCGTGTGGAGTAGAGACAACTCTGAAAATACTATTTCCAGCACCACTAATTGAGTCTATTCTCAAATCAACTATATCAAGTGCTCCAGTATCATAGTCAATAGTCCCAACATTTTTGTCTACAATTTCGCCCCTTATTTTTGTTTTCAATTGCAGTATACCCCTACCACTGTACACTGGTGCGATAACATCTGGGTTTGGTTTGTCGCACAAAAATACTTCTACTTTAGAACCGTTTAAATCAGCAGTAAAATAATTTGATCTGATAGACAGAGGTAAAATTTTGTTATTAAATTTTGGTTCATATCTCGCAACACCACCTAAGACTGGATTCAATTTCTTAATCAATCTCATTTCAATTCCAGTTGCAACGATAGATTCTGAAATAGCATCGATATCTTTTGTTAATCTAGAATAATAAAAATTCTTTTTTAGAGCATTTACGTTCGTCTCAAAATGATTTTCTGTTCTTTGAACAATTAGTGACTTCAAAGAATCCGATGACAACGTGGTTAATTTTTGGTCGTATGTAACGCTCGCATTGATACCAATATAAACATACTCTGGATCAACAAATTCTGGTGTCAGTCCAATAGGCATTCTATCATTAAGAACAGAATTTCTTATATTTTTTTTATCGTCTTCAGTGATAACAAAATTATCTTGCGGCTGCATAGAAATAAAAACCTTTCCATAAATGGGTGGGATATTATCTTCTCCGCCCCAAACGGCAACCGATTTAATATTTGGATTAGACTGTTTTATGGTAGATTCGTAGTCAGTTTTAGTTATTGTTCTACCCTTAGAAGCATTAAATCTTGGTGCATTGAATCGAATACTATCGGCTGTTTCTGCGGCAAATCCACCAGCAGATGCAGAAATAAGTTCACTACTTACACTTTCGCCAACGGCAGAAATTGCAGACGGGTAATTAAAAACTCTAGCACCATTTCCGTCTGCACCATTTGACACAACATAATCAACGATTACAATGTTTCCAACTTCTAATGATTTGCCAAGAACATCATCACCAAAAACGATTTGATAGTGTCCATCAGTTCTTTCATCTAAATAGAAAACTTTAGATGTAGATGTGACATCCAAAACATTGTCAACGATGTTGAAGGTTTCTGTAGATGCGTTGCGAGTAGAAGTCTGAACTTTGACCCTGATTGTCGTGGTGTCGATGTTATCATTTTCAAGAACAATTGGGCCAGAAGTAGTGGTGTTAGTAATAATCTGAGAAGTTGTGGTTCTAGTTCCTTCCACCAACCGTATGTTTTCAAATCTAAAAGCAGATACCCCATCGACAACACTCTTGGTCACCGTATAATCATCTTGGGGGACAAACGATCTACTTTTTCCATTCACTGTGCTGGAAAATACACTGTCTCTTGGCAACTGTAATGTACTACTTGTATAAGAAGCCGGGGGTCGAACAGTAAGATTAATTGTTGCTACGGAAGACCTAGTTGACCTTGGAGTATAACCCATAGTCTTAGCAATAGATACTACAGAATTTCTTCTTACAGCAGAATCAAGAAATGCCTCGTTTGCCACCATGTGGGCCAACACTGCATTATAATGTGTATTATAAGCAAGTAGGTCTACCAAAGTAGATAGACCAGAAGCTTCAAAACTATAATCAGAAAACTCGTCCTGATTTTGCAAAAAGACTCTTAGATTCTCTCTAATGTCAGCATAGTCTAATTCGGTGACATTTTTAACTGGCATTTTTTTATCCTATTAAATTATACTTACTGTTGGACTTAGAGTTTTCGGCGGCGGGCCAGGATCAATTCCTCCACCGCATGTAGCTGTTGTTGTTGCTATTGCAACTCTAAGTCCAGCGATAGTGACTGTTGCTTTTGCACATGTAGACGGATCAATTGTTATTGTCCCTGTGTGACTACCGTGTGGTGCAACAACACTGCCTTCTAGAATTGGAACAGAACCACTTATTGTGACCCCCGCAGCTGCAGCTGCTGGGTTTGGTGTAATTGCCGCAACACCCTGTCCATCTTTTATAACACCAGGCGCAACCCAAACAAATGACATTATCGCAACCTCTCCAGAACAACACCCATAGATTGTATTTGTGTAATACCAATGACATAAAATCTAATTTCAACATCATATGTGTGTTGATCAATATTTGGCGTACATATAACCTCTTCTACTTTTACTCTCGGTTCATATGTAGTAATAGCATTATCTATTTCATTTGAAAGCATACTTGCAGTACTTCTACCAAAAGGTTCAAATAACATTCTTCTTATATTAGAACCGTACAATGGGTCAAATGGTTTTTCATAAAACTGGGTATTCATTAATATTTTTAAAGCTTGTTTGACCGCCTGAACATCCAATTTCTTGGAAATGTCCTTTGTATTGGGATTCATCGAAAACGATAGATCGATGTCCTTGTAAAGTCTTGTCGGTGTATTGATAGGCATAGTATTATTTATAACCCTTAACAGTCAGTCCAAGAACATTTTCCATCAGCTTTTTGATCATATTTGTCATAATAGTCATGAACTTTATCTATTGAAAATCCTAGTTTCGCAAGAATCTCCTCTATCCTAGATACGAATGGAGAAGCTCCCTCCATAATAATTTCTTTAATGTCAATCTCTGGGCCTTCTAAACCAAATTCCGCAACACGAATTTTTATTTGTGCGGTCTTTGAGTCTTCCCATTGAGGAAGTTCTTTACAAAGTCCTGCGAGATCACCGCCGAGTCCTTGTAAGAACCCCTTTGGATCATCCAGTATTGCATCAATTACTGCATCACTGTTTCCATACTTGTTCTTTAGCTGTTGAATCTTCTGATAATACTGAAAAGTGTCATATCCAAATGCGATCAGACCATTTAATTCATCGCCGAACGGCAATTGTTTACGAAGTGAATCAAGCAAAGCAGTAGTCGATGGTAAGTCTTTTCTAATAGATGCCAATAACAATGCATATTCTACTTTGAATTTTACCTCAACAGCGGCAACACCAAAAAAATTACAAATCTTATCTGTAAGTTTATCTACTATAGCATCGAATTTATCACTGAGTTCATCGATCTTATCTGATAGTTCTTGAAATTGTTCTCCAATAGCATCACATCTAGCTTCTTGATCTCTAATCGCCTGTTCACCCTTCAAAAGATCGTCATATCTCTCAAATTGTGCAAATTCTTCATCGGTATAGTCTAATAACTCTTTGCCAAGATTGAGTGGGTCGGTGATGTCTGGGCCAGGGTAGTCATCCGGCAAAACTTCTTGACTTCTTATAATCTCAATATTCGCTTGAGCTTCAGATAACTTATTGATACCTTCGGATTTTGCCTGATCTATGGCAGCCTGTGCTTCACTTTTAGCCTTATTGGTAGCGTCCTTAACAAAATCGTCAATGTAACCCACAATATTCTCCCGTTATCCTATTGATACCGTAGCACCAGTAACAATTGTTGGACTGGTGATAATACCAAGAGTTGTTGTCGCAGTACCAAACATTGATGCGGCTCCACCAGCAGTGACCGTAACAGCACCACCAGCGGTAACAGAAACAAATGCACCAGAAGCTACAACACTTCCTGCACCAGATGTCATTGTAGCAGTACCAGCAACAGCATTTGCAAGATATGCACCAGCAGTAACGTTGTTTGCCATGCCACCAGCAGTAACATTATTTGTTATCCCGCCAGCAGTAACGTTACTGAGTATTCCTCCGGCAGCAACGTTATTTGCAATACCTCCAGCAATAACAGTATTAAATTGACCACCAGCAACCACGGTGTTATATTGTCCGCCAGCTTGAACGGTGTTTATCATTCCTCCAAGAAGAATGGTATTGAACATACCTCCAGCAGTCACAAAGTTCTGAATGCCTGGAATCAAACTAAATACACCAGTATCAACCCCTTGAATATTGTTAATAGCAATACTAGCCTGTCTTGTTGCGTAGCCTGGTTTCAACAAAATAGAAGCGGCTCCAGTAAATGAGGCAGTAGGGCCAATTTTCTCATAAAGATCAGCAGTAGCACTCAAGTTATATCTAGCAGTAGCGATACTCACACTGGGTGCTGGGTTAAATGGTAAAAATGGGTCTGGATAAAGTTGTCCAGTGGCAATAGATACATCTTGTTGTGCAAACAATTCTAGTTTGGATACCGATTTTAATAGAGCAGTTGGATCAGCTTTAACGGTAGGATCAAATAACATATCACGGAATGCGTCAACGTCCAACTCATATCTCGGGTACACATTAATCTTATGGTTTCCGAATGTGATGTCTTTTCTGTCCTGAGTAGCAATAGTTTTCCATTTCCCCTTTACTCGCCAGTTTGCTTGTCCAACGACTCTTAGAGAATCGTTTCCAACATAGGCAAGGTCTGGGTCTTGAGAACCCACTTGAACGTTTCTATTTTTTCTGATGTGATGATGCATGGTACTTTCAGTATCAATCTCTTCCGTACCTTGAATCTTGCTAATCCTACTACCACGAACAGTTTGAAAAGCATGACCACTAATGTGTTCTACTTTGTTACCTTTGATGTTTAAGTAATAGTCACCATCCACGGTCATGCTGTAATCACCCCGAACATAAATTAATTTGTTCTTCAAATCAATTACATAATTGTTCCCAACAACCTTTTCTACTTTGGTTCCATCTGGTTGAATTTCTCTGAAAGTGCCAGCCTTGTGCATTTCATGAATTCGTTCTGCACCAAGTGTATCATCAACCTCAAATATATGTCCGCTCTCGCTTTCATAAACGTGGTTGTAGGGGTACTCAGACTTAGATTCTTCTGGGTCTGCGTTTGGGTCTGGTGGGGTAGATTGTGGATGTGGTTCATTCCAACTTCTAGGTCTATACTTTGGGTCTTTGATTTCCAGTCTTTCGCCACTGCCATCATCTGGGTGAGTAAATCCTTTTGGAGTAGTTCCTCCGCTGGCTAGACTTGCATAAGCCATGGGAATGTCTTTTATTCTCGTTTCTCTTTTCGATTTCAAAGACCAATGTTCTTCTGCCCACTTTCTCTCACTGTGGTTTCTAGAAAGACGAGAAGAATCGGCTTCTTCTAAAATATTTTCTCCAACGTCCTCCCCACCATCTTCGTCATACTCTGGTGTTTCCCTCGGTCTACCGCTAGCATGGGTATCTGGGCCTGGGTCTTTTCTATTTGTTACTTTTCTTTTGGGATACCTATAGTGCGGATGAGTTCCTTTTGGATCAAAGAAACCAACCAGACTTCTATCAATATCAATTACTGGGCCCGTATCATCTTCTCTTGGCAAATAAGAAGCAACACCAAGTGATCCCATAATGATTGGGATTTGTCCGTTATCACCATCTGCAAAAAATCCAACAACAGCAGAACCCTCTACCAAACCAGTAGGAGAGTGTCCTATACCAGAAATGCCAGCAGAAGTAATTGGTTGCATTGGTACTGCCCAAGGAAGATGTGCAGTTGGAAGTCTCTCTTTACTCTGGGTATGGTGTCCAAAAATACGCACACGATAACGTCCCAACTTTGCTGGGTCATCTCTATCTTCTACGATACCCTGCCACCAAGTAAACTTTGGATATTTTATATCTTTTCTAGCCATAATTATTTCTGCTCGTGCGAGTCCCTGATAACTTCCAGTTTCATTTTATGTTCAAATGCATCACCAAACATAAAGTCGTGGCGAATGCCTATGATCTGATATAATCCAGATAATTTTTTATCTAGTTTCAAACTTTCTGGGGGATTTTCTCCCTTTTCTTCTGGGTTTGGAAATTGCAAATAAACCAACATACCCAAGTCAACATCTGTCCTTCCGTTTACATTAATATCTATTTGGTGTCGTGTCAGTTCAGCAATAGCACTATCTCGGAAAGAAATATTTTCAAAATGGAATTTGTCATATCCAAATTCTTTATCATCCCACAAATTGTGATTACCCATAGCAACATTAACGTTTGAAAATGGATGAAACATAATACCAGAGTGGATGGGGTTTACCCTTTGTTTGTCATATAGATGATAGAAACTATCATATGTAAAATCTAATAGCGCCTGATTACCTTTGACCTTAGGCAAGTTTCCATTGGGTACACCAGCTTGATTAGGCGTGTAATCAAACATCATTAGATATGGCATTCTTTTTCCCATATCAAATCCAACCGTAAGACTTCCCATATATCCAGTATTTAAATCATGGTAAATGTCTGTAAATGTTGGATGAGATACCCCATCCATAACCACATATTTTTCGTGAATCCAAGGGTGAATGTAGTTATACGATGGTTCTCTGGAGTCACCCTCCGACCTTTCCATCTGGTCAGAAACATAGTTAAAACAGTCATATACCAGTCTGTTCGATTTGTATATATGAGCCATTTTTGATAAACTAGTACAATAGTTTTTCTTATCACTCTGGAAAAAGAGTGTGTTTGGCATATACTCTGGAGAACCTTTTGGTGCGGCCTGTCGGCAAACGTAATTCATACATTTAAACCCAGACCAATAATTCGCTACAAAAACAAACTCTTCTCTCTTGAATTCTAAACCAAAAAAATCTAATCCCTTGTCTACAGCAATAAACTCGTCATAAATCTGTTGCAATACCGCTTTTGGTTTTCCATCAAATCTTTTTGTTGCAACCATACTAGAATCACGATAAGCTTCTTCGGATGACAATCTAAGAGTATACATAGATTCTCTATCTTCTTTCAAAACTCTGTTGGTAATTCCAGTTACAACAAAAGTATATTTTAAAGGTGTGACTCCCTGTTCAGATTGAAACTCCACAATAACCTTTTCGGTTCCTCTGAGTTTTAATCTTCTTACTAAGTTTTTTGCATCACCAATAGCCAACTCCCCAAAAATGCCTTGGGTTAGTACGTTTTCAAAAATGGTTAATTGTCCAGCAAAGTTCTGTAAATCTTGTGTACCACCCTCTCCCACCAACTTGAAGACGTTTGGTCTAAATCGGCCAGGAACGGTTCTGGGTTTTGTATTCGACATAATTAAGCTCTAAGCAATGATTCGTATTGTCTTGCAAACGAAATGATATATTCTTTTTTTACTAGAAAAATATTTCTTCGTTTTTCATTTTCTTCTACTTCGTGTTCAAAGTTTGTTATAGGAACAATTTGTCCACCAACTCCATCCAAGTGATCAAAGTCTACTTGGATGTCTGTCCCAGCAAATATATAATGGTGGGCCTCGTTTAATCTTTCTGAACTTCCATATTTTGCCAAAGCCCAGTCTCTAAGTTCTTCCGCCGGTTTTAACCAGTCATGATAAGGATTAATAATATCATTTACCAAAAGTATAGTCCAATAATATTCAACATGTCCGTAGTAATCGTATGAAATTTGCCACGGAGTCTGACCATCTCTCAAAGTGATTTTTTCAAGTATCAAAACCTCATCGATTCTTTCGTTCGGTGCAACCCTACGAAAAATATCAGGGGTATCTATTTCAACCCCATCAATAACATAGTTTCTTCTAGGAAACCTATCAAAGAACATTGTATCTACTCCTACTTAATATCTTTTCTATCTCTGAGAAGAATTTCTTTAAACATCAGAGACAAGGTAACTTCTGTTGGCGCAC